GGGTTGTCCAGGGTCGGCATCGTCACCTCGTCGCGCAAAAGGCTCAGGGCGCGGTCATCTGCGTAGGCTGGGCGAAGGAGGCCGTCTGAAATAAGGTTCGAGGTCCACATGTAATAAAGAACGCCCAGGGCCAACGCGCCAAGTGCGAAAACACGGGGATCACGGTTGATCAAGTACACGATGATGGTGGCGTAAATAATGAAGCGGGTCGTAGAGGCGACGCGCTGTTTGGCCGACTGACGCGCCGTTGGCCAAAAGTTCATGAGTTCACTCGTCTTGAAAATATCTTTCACGTCCATTCTGATAGTTACTTAGAAATCTTTTTGGTCGGCTTGCGTTTCCCGTTTCGGGGTGGAGGCGGAGGAGCGGCGCCGGCGAGCATGGCCGCCAACGGGTTACCTCCACCACCGCCACCGCCGAGCATCTGCGCGAGCATACTGTTCATACCGGCCATCAGGGACGCCTCGTCAATCTGACCGTTCGGCGCCTTTTTCATATTTTTGGCGCAATTTTCGGCGGCTGACTCGATCATGCTCAGAGTCTCGGGTGGAAACATATTGATGGTCGTGCCGAGCATATACAGCGTCTGGTAGTACTGCCAGATGGCCGCCTTGGTCCCCTCGGTACACTCGGCGGTGTTCCAAATCTCATGAAGATTCAGGGAGGTCGCAATCGGATTAGCCTCGCAAAAGAACGCTGGGTCCTTGGCCATCATCGGGGATACCCACGGTGTGACGTCCTTCATAAACTTGTCGAACGTGTCGCGCGTTCCGGGAGGGGCCGCCTGGGCCGCCTTGATCTTGGGCTCATCGGGGAAGGTCTGGGCGAGTTCACCGATAAACTGACCCATCATCTCGTTAAACGCAGAGAGGGTGGTCATTTATAGTAATATTTTAGAGTCTTTTCCTTAAGTTAGAATGGTTCCTTCATAATCGGCTCGTGGGACCCCTGCCCCTGGCTTGTGATAAAGTAAACCAAAAGACCGACCAGGAAAGCATTCTTGAAATAATCCGAGTTTTTAAGCTTTCCTTCGTTGTTCATTTTCGCCTTGACAAATACGTAAGCCATCACTGCCGCTGCCGCGATGACGGCGGCGCTAAAAGGCTCTTTGAAGTAGTGCTCCATCTAGTAACTTACAAGATGTTATTTAGTCTCTTTACGCGCCGAGCTTCTGAATCTTCGTGGGGGCGTCATCGAACAACGTCTGTTCTGGGAGGGCCGGCGTCGTACCTGGAACCGATGGGGGTGTGAGGCCGTCTGACGCCGTCACCATATTGTCAACGCCCCCTGGAGTCTTGCCAATCTCCATGCCGGCACCGCCACCCCCGCTCGTTCCCGCGGCGTCGTCGGACGTGGGCATTGCGTCCAACTCGTCCTCGCCGCCGATATCGGGAATGTCCTCCTCCTCGTCCTGCTCGTCCTCCTCGTCCTGATTCATATCGAGATCGCCACCAGACGCTGGCATTGGCAGGTACGTGTTCAGAATCTCAGCGGTAGGAACGAGGTCCTCGATGACGAGGCAGATGTGCTTGTGAAAGCGCTTGTTGAGGTCCTCATCACGCTCGGACTCGGTGTTTGGCTCGGTGATGATGTAAGGGCTCTCGTACAGGTCCTTGGCACAGGCCTCGTAGCACCGCTGGACGAACACGTCGTTCGCCGGAAGCTTGATGCTGATCTTCTTGGATTTCCTGTCCGTCCTGATGGAGCTCAGAATCTTGACGTGAATCACAAAGACGGCTGCGAGGAGGTTCGGAAAGAGAGGTTGGTTCTTGACTATCGTCTCTGTATTTTTGAGTGAAATTGAAGAGTTCCAGGTCTTGACACCACGGAGGAGCTCCTGGAATACCCGGGGTGTGTTTTTGCCCTGAGATTCCTTCTTGGCTTCGAGCCAAATTTCCCAGAATGCTTCCATCATTGCGGGAATCATGGCGTCACACAGTTTCTTGGTGAAACGGCGCTCGGACTCGTTGAGAATGTCCATCGTTAATACAAGGAAACAAGTTTCCTGTCGGGGCGCAACGCGTCCCTCATTCGGAGAATTATTAACCGCGAAGCAGACGCAAGAGCTCAATTAACATACACCCCCTCGCAAGCCGTTTTCCAGTACAGAACCTCTTCCTCGAGTTGGTTAATTCTATTCAAGAGCGCCACCTCCACCGCCTCTTTGTGGTTCAGTCGTCTCTTGAGTCTTTCAATTTCATTCTCAAATTCCTTCGACCGAACCTTGTCGTTTTTATGAACTTGGCTCGCTTCCCAATTTTGGTGTAATTTTGATTTTTTATGGGTCCCTAGATTTTTATATGTAAATCCCGGTCGGCACGGACACGTCAACTGTTCAGATAGTTCCATTATTAATTTTATTTGTAAATTTACTTCTTAATTACACGCAGCTTTTGGGCAGTCTTTTGGAGGTTCACGAGGCTCGGTAAAAACACATTCGGTTCTGAAATTTCCGCCTCTGTGTCCTCCTCTGGCTTTCGGTGTCTCCACGTCACCTTGAGATCCAGTGGCCCTATGAGCACCACGGTGTACCCGAGGCGGCCCAATTGTCTGGACATGTAAATGACCGTCGTAGCTAGGTCATACCGTGGATATCCAACCAGGAATGTGGGGACGGTCAGGATCGCCTCTTTTTTCCCGAGTTCCACCGAGTGTTTAATTTTCCTAGAAAATTGTTCGAGAAGAGCCTTGTAGTACTCTTTTTTCGCGGACCCCCTTTTCTTTTCAGCGGCAAGGATATCCTTGGCCGAAGACACGCCGTCCATCTGCTATTTACATCCGATAAGATGGCGCTGGGCCTGGCGCGGGAGCTGAGGCCCCGCTCGCAAGTTCACGGGGGGTGCCTATGAGACCACCGGGGGTTCCCTTGTTCGCTTTGAGCGCATCTTGGAGCTGACGGTCCAGGTTGGACTCGATCATCTCGTAGGGCTGGTACTTGTCGGCGACGTAGGCTGGGTTGTCGCTGTCGCCCGTCGTGGCGGTCTCAGACTTGCTGATGATGTTCACGGACCCATTCGGGGTGATCTGCGCCTTGACGTCGTACTGGGTACCGAAGTATCCCTCGGTGTTGAAAAACATGAAGCGGGCCTCGTACGTATCGTCGCCCACGTTCTTGATGTAAAGGGTCTCCAGTGGGTACCCCGCTGTTTTCTGAATCGCCTCGAGGATAACCTGCGTCACGTCAGGAGACACTGGCGCACCAGAGGGACCAGAGGAACCGGCGGGTGCCGGGGACGCCCCGCCAGAGTAACGCGCCACCTGACGACCGTTCCAAATCAGGAACAAAATTATAGCCACCAGGAGCGTTAGGATAAGGTCCTTCATATTATCATTTACTGCGAAAAAAGATTCGATGAAAAAAACTCTGTAAATTCAAATGGCCTTGCTGGTCTACTCTGACAAATGCAAGTGGTCCCAGGACATACTTTTGTACATCAAGACTCAACCGGCCCTCCTAGAGATTGTCAGATTTTGGAACGTAAATGAACAGGGAATACCATCGAATAAAATCAAACGGGTTCCGACCCTCGTCACGAATGACGGTAAATTGCTCGTAGGAAAGGAGGTCCAGGCGTGGCTCGAGTCCATGGTCCCGTGTGACTTTGAATCATGGGACTCGGGTGTGGGGGCTAATCTGGATGGTACGGAACAGCCAGGGATGTTCGAGTTTGACCGGTACGGGGAGTCACTCCAGCCCCGTTTGACACCCGAACTCGAGGCTAGAATAGGCGGCGACGTCCAGGACGCCTTTCAAAATGTGGGACAGCGTTAAAGAAATACAAACCTATGAAGACAAGAATGCACCTCAAGACCATTCAGGCTGCGGCACTGAAATCGGTCTTTGAGGTACTCAAGGATATCATCAATGACGTCAATGTGTATTTCACAGCCAGTGGCATCCACATTTTGACACTTGACACGGCACGAGTAACCCTCGTACATATGAATTTGGGGGCTGATAACTTTGAAGAGTACGAGTGTCCGTCTGATATAACAGCCGGCCTGAACATGGCAAACGTGTACAAGCTGCTCAAGAGCGTGTCCGGACCCGACACGCTTGATATCAGCATCGTGGGGCGCGACTACATGGACCTTCTGATTGAGAATCCAGTCAAGAAATCTTCAACTAAATTCCGTCTAAAATTGCTGGACATTAACGAGGACATCATAGAGTTTCCAGACATTAACATGAATGTGGTGACCACTTTGCCCTCCATCGACTTTCAGCGCATTACCCGTGATATGGGTAACCTGGCGGTTGAGATGGACATCATTCGCGAGGCTCAGACGCTCATCCTGAGCTGTAAGGGGGACTTTGCGGACCAGACGACGGTCATCGAGTTCCCCGATCCTCCGGTCAATCGCACAGGCAACACGTTCAGCCTCAAGTACATCAACCTGTTCACAAAGGCGACCAACATGTGCTCGAGCGTCCAGCTCATGCAGGACTCTGCGAATGAGAACATGCCTATTATTTTCAGATATACAATTGCCAATTTGGGAGACCTTAAGTTCTATTTGGCACCAAAAATAGATCCTTAAACATTAAGACCAAATATCTTCAATGGAGGCGCGATTTAATGAAAGAGTACAGGAATGTAAATCTGAATCTGAATTGGCCGAATACCTCCTAGACTGTATATCTATTATAAAGGATTATACAGCCGAGGCTACGGAAGAGGTGAGTACGAAGCAGATGCTTAATTTCAAGGTGTCGTCACGCAAGGGTGTCCAAAGACAGGACATTTACAAGCGGTACATGAATGAGGTGGAGGATCAGTACGAAGCGCATCCCAAGGGGATGGATGACCACTTAAAGCCGTGTAGAGGCTGTGGGGAGATGTTCACGAAAGTTTTTGACGAGACGCAGAGTGAAGAGTCCTGCTCCAAGTGTGGGTTGATTGAGACGGTTCTTGGTAATGAATTGGGGTTCAAGGAGGAGCAGGAGATGGAGAAGAATGTCGTGTATTCATACAAACGCGAGAACCATTTCAACGAGTGGATAAGTCAGTTCCAAGCGAAAGAGTCTACGAGCGTACCGGACGTTGTCGTCGACCAATTGAGATCAGAATTCAAAAAGCAAAAGATCAAAGACCTGACGGAGATTACGCATGAAAAGGTTAAAACTTTGTTAAAGAAGCTAGGATGGGCCAAGTACTATGAACACGTGCCCTATATATCTACTATTCTTAACGGCGTCCAGCCACCTACAATGCCTCAGGCGCTCGAGGATAAGCTCCGGCTTATGTTCCACAAGATACAAGCTCCTTTTGAGAAACATAAACCAGCAAACAGAAAGAATTTTTTGAGTTATTCATTTGTATTGTACAAAATGGTGGAACTTTTAGGACATGACGAATATCTACCCTGTTTCCCGCTACTCAAGTCGAAAGAGAAACTCTACGTACAGGACCAAATTTGGAAGAAAATTTGTGATGAATTACAATGGGAATTTATAAAAACTTGAATTAACAATCAATCTGGTC